ACTGTCTTAACTAATAATGCGGATGCCGTATTCTCAGTTGGCGGTGGTGCTGTAGGAGGTGGCAGCGGAGCAGGTACAGTTCAAAGTGTAGCAATTGCAGGAGTAAATGGAGTTACTTCTACTGGTGGTCCAATCACAACCAATGGCACAATTACAGTAGGACTAGGTACTACTAGTGTCACTGCTGGTAGTTATTCATTAACAAATTTAACTGTAGATGCTTATGGGCGAATCACATTAGCAAGTGATGGCACTGCTCCTCCAGCTACATGGGGTACTATTGTAGGTGACATCAATGATCAAGCCGATCTTGTAAATGAATTCAATGAGAAAGTTTCGGTTGGCGGAGATACAATTACTGGTGAAATAAACTTTATAGATATCTTACAACCAGACCATAACAGCGCGATCATAATGGCCGCACCTGATGCGACAAGTAATCCTGAACTGCAATTATTCGGCGGTGATTGGGTTTCTGATTTTGATGACTCAATCAAAGACAGTGGTGTTCGACTAGGCGGAAGTTATATTGCTCTCGAATCGGCTGACATTTCAATTCAATTACACTCGGCTCAAGTTGGCTCACGTGTTATTGTTGCTGGGTTAACTGAAAGAGGAAATGCGATTCTTGGTGCTGAACCTCCACCAATTCCAGATTATGTGGTTACTGCGAGCGGCACAAACGACATCACAATCTATACGACTGGTACTTTACCAAGTCCGTGGGTTGATGTAACAGATATTTTAACAATTGGACAAGACATTCCGGCCAATACAGGAAATGTCTACTTTGAATTACTTGTAGAAAATACAGGTAACAAGGTAGGTGAATTAGAGATAGGTATTTCAATTGATGGTGCCGAGCCGACTCCTGCTAATAGTATCGCATATAGTATGGGTATCAATGTTAAACAGATCTATGCAAATACTTCTATTAATGCACTTACTATTGTAAGTGGAACTACTGCTCAATTAGTTGCAAGAGCGAAAAGCGGAACCAATGGATTTATTATCTATGCTAGAAATAGCGAAAGACCAAGTCTATTAAAAGTTTCTGTATTAGGCAGTGGTGGAGGAAGTGGGGGTGGTACAGTTACTGCTATTGATATTGATTCTCCAAATGGCAGCTTAGTTACTGGTGGCGGCCCTATTGTAAGTAATGGAACACTAACTGTTGAATTACCTCCTAGTGGAGTAAGTGCTGGCGCGTATACATCCGCAAACTTTGATGTAGATCAATATGGGCGCATCACTGCCGCAACTAATGGAAGTGGCGGTGGAGGTATTCCAGAAGCACCAGTGGACGCCAAGTCATATGTGAGAAAAGATGCAGCTTGGGCAGATATTGATACAATTACAATTAGTGGAGGAACTTATTAATGATTATTTTTAAGTTCTCATCCGTAGCTGGTAAAGTTCCACTGCCAAGTGATTTACAAATAGGCGAACTGGCCTTAAATACAGCAGACGGCAAGGTCTATATGAAACTAAACGACAACACAATTAAGGTAGTTCTCCAATGACAACGATTTTACTTAAGAATTCCACAGTGGCAGGACATGCACCTACTCCTACTGATTTAGTTTCTGGCGAGTTAGCACTCAATAGTGCGGATGGCAAGGCCTTTATGAAATTAGAGGATGGTACTGTAAAGGAACTTGGTGGCGGAAGTGCTCCTCCTACTCCTGTAATTATTCCATGGGTTAGAAATCCATGTTGGTTACCTATGCCTCCAACTACTTCTGCCGATGAACAGGTTGACATTTTAGTTTGTGTGTATCCGGAAAGTTCTTATTTTGCGCTAAATTTTGTAACCTCTCCGACAACAGGATATACTGTAGATTGGGGCGATGGATCAGCACCAGTAAATTTTGCAAGCGCGGTAGCAGCAAACTATCTTTATGACTATAATGCGGCTGCATTAGCAGGCACTAATGGCCCAGTTACTTTCACGGCCGCAACTTCTACTGTAAATCGTACCTCACATGGCTATACTAACGGAATGACAATTTCCTTTGCTGAAATTGTAACTACAACTGGAATAACTCAATTACAAACTTATTATGTAGTAAATGCAACTGCCAATACTTTTCAATTAAGCATTACAGAAGGCGGCACTGTTCTACCACTAACAACAGATGGCACAGGAACAATTTTACCTTATAAACAAGCGATGGTAAAAGTAACCCCGACTGTTGCAGGGGCAACATTAGTGACAGTTAATCTCGGTCAAAAGAATTCAACTCCTAATTTACAAGGGTATAATCAGCCAATATTAGATTTAACTATTAGTGCTGTTGCAACTAGCTTAACTATTGGGGCTACTAGCGGAATTTCTACAATTCCGCGATTAATGGAAAGATGTAATATTCTTCGTGCTGCCCCTTTAAGTACAACTGCAACGTTTGCTGGGTGTTCTTCTCTTCAATCAGTTTCTTTATTTGATACAAGTGCTTCTACCGGCGCTACTGATATGTTTAATGGGTGTATTTCTTTACAAGAAATTCCATTATTTGATACAAGAAATGTAACAAATATGACCAATATGTTTAATGGGTGCACTTCTCTTAAATCAGTTCCTCTTTTGAATACAAGTAAAGTAACATCTATGGGAACTGCGACTGTAGGGTATGGTATGTTTAATGGGTGCAGATCACTTCAAACAGTCCCATTATTTGATACCTCTAATGTAACCAATATGCAACAAATGTTTAATGGGTGTATAAATCTAACAAGCGTCCCGTTGTTCGATACAAGTAAAGTAACTATAATGGGCGGATTAAATGGTGGAGTATTTAATGGCTGTAATTCATTAAAAGAAGTTCCGTTGTTTAACACTATGAATGTTACAAATATGCAGAAAATGTTTTCTAGTTGTGTGTCACTTAGAACTATTCCACCGTTTAATACTTCTAAAGTTACAGATATGACTGCAATGTTTTCTAGTTGTGGGGCGTTAATATCTGTACCGTTATTGGATACTTCTAATGTTATTGCAATGAATGGCGGCCCTAATAATGGGATTTTTACTAATTGCTATTCATTACAGACTGTACCGCTATTTAATACATCTAAAATTACATCTTTTCAGTATATGTTTCAAAGTTGTACAAATATAGGATCTATACCGCCATTTGATACTTCGGCTGTTACTGGTACAACAGCATTCACACAAATGTTTCTTAACTGTGTATCATTACAACAAATACCTGATATTAATTTTAATAGAGCCGCAATTACTTCAAGTGGATCTTATACGAGTTTGTTTAACAGTTGCCAATCACTCTCAAAACTCAACCTATCACCGGGTAATGGACCAAAGTTCACATTTTCGGTTGCAAGTTGTAAGTTATCCGCAGCATCATTGAATCAACTCTACACTAGTCTACCTACTGTAACTGGTCAAACACTTACTGTAACTGGTAATGTGGGGATTGCAGGAGATGATCCTACTATTGCGACTCAAAAAGGGTGGACAATTTCCGGGAGCTAAGGAGAAGTTATGGCAAATACACCAAAGTATCAAAGTTTAATGAGATTTGGCTTTACTATGAAAGAGATAGGTTTGGCACGAAGGAAATTTAGTGATCAAATGCACGGAGCGGAAAAGAGAGGAATAGAATTTAAATTTACATTTCTAGAGTGGTTTGAGTGGTGGATGAACACAGGTAAGTGGAATGAAAGAGGTAATAGTCCGGAACAGTATTGTATGTCTCGATACGGAGACATTGGGCCGTATGAACCTAGTAATGTATTTTGCAATACTAATTATGAAAATTGCAGAGATGCTAATCTAGGAAGAAAACATAGCGATGAAGTAAACAAGAAAAAAGGACACCCTGGCGAATTAAATGGGTTTTACGGAAAAACACATACTGCCGAGTCTATGGAAAAGAAACGCCAGACTTATATTAAGAATAAACTGGCAAAACTAACAAGTAACTAACAATTTTCACTCATTAAAAAGCCCCTACCTTGGGGCTTATTTCTATTCTTCCTTAAAATTTCAACCCTTCCAGTTATCGCTACGCATTTCGCCGGCCTTAACCTCACCCCCATTGCTTATAGCTATTTGTTCGTCGCCCATTGCTTCGAGTAGTGTAGTCCATTCCGCTATAAGAGCAACATTATCAGCTAGTGTTTTATCAATAACATGTTGCGGATAATAATCAAAATCTTTAAAGTTATATACTAATCCAGTTGAGCGATCGAATTCGTCTTTAGCAACAAATCGATTCATCCAATTCTCAGTAGCAAGCAAGCCGGCGTATTGATAATACACGTCGCCGTTATTTGTTTGTATTTTAGCTATCAACGTGCTTTTATTATCTACTACTTCATATATCATTTCTACATATGTGATTTGCATTTTAATTGCCCCTTACTGTGTTTGTGTGTTTAGTTACTTGCTTTGTTGTAGCTATTATAGCAAGGGCATGCACAGTATACAAAGCGGCCGCATAGTCAATAATATGTGCTAAATCAGGCGAATTAAGCGCTATAAAACGCATTTAAACTGCGGTTATAGCGCGGTTAGCACTAAAGTAATACTACGGGTGCGGGCTTATTTAAAGCGGTCAAAGATCCAAAATATATCGCATAATCTTAGTGCAAATATTTCATCTTTAACTGAAACAACTAATGAAAAAGTAACTGCTAACACAATAAGATATGGGCTTGTTTCTGGAATACGGTCAAAGAATAAAACAGTAGAAAGTCCTATTACTAATCGAGTCCAAATAGGTATCATTTTATAGTTTCTAGAAAATATAAAAACTGATATGATAATCACCGCACAAATTATATTGCTCATGGCAACCTCACATTGGAAATCTATAATATAGATCCTTTTCAGCTTTCTCTTCTTCCTCATCTGAAAGCGGATAAGCTGGTTCTATTGGATCTGAACTGGGATATAGTTCATTGCATATAAACTGAAATATGCCACTCTGGATATCTGTCGGATGTCTAAAAGAAATATGTACTGTATAATTTACATATTCCGACCAGTCCCAACTACTCCGCCAATTTGTTAGCTGACAGAGTGATACTATTGAATTGGTTGTACGTTGGGTGCGCAAAACCAATTCCTCATCTTCGTTCATTTTAAACCTCTGTTTATGTGTTTGTAAGTGCTAATTATAGCACTCGCTAGTCGTGTATGCAAAACCCGGCAATGGCCTTAAATTTGCAACAAATTACGCGAAATTAAGCACATAGAACGCAATAAATATATTGCTTGCACAAACCATTTTAAGTGCGTAAACTGTGCATAAGTTACAACGGGGAAATGATATGGACCGCATCACTACTAGATTTTTTACAGGGATTGAGATTGAAAGATCACCAGCCTATTCGTTGCAGACGCTCTTTGTTGTAGGCGCACAGCCAATAGCTGAAATACTCGAATTAGCACACGAACATGGCGTAGAGCACATCTACTTAGGTGCGAATAATAGTTACAGCAATGAAATTGATTACAACGAGACCATATCCGACCTTATTGCAAATGGTTATGTAGTTACACTTGATTACCCGATAACTGCACATGATCATTTACTTGCAAACTTGTATGAGTCGATATGGTCGAATGAGAATTTCATTGCTATGTTAAGTTGTAAAGTTTCGAATATAAAACGTATTCCATGTTTAACAATTAAAATAGACGACCAATTTAATGGAACTAATAACGGAGTTTGGTGCTTTAGCCCGGACGAAGTATTAAGTGCTGCAAATTTTACTGCTTGGGAGGAATACGAAGCAGATATTAAAATTAGTTAGCTGTATTGCGTTATAAGCGCGTGTAAGCGCGCTATATACTCACATTGCGTGTATGCTGTTACTTTGCTATAGTAACAGTGTACGCGCTTTTGTGCGTGCTTATATTAACTACTGCGGGTAATTATAATGAGTGAAAGACCAATTAATGCAGGGCATCTTATTGCACGCAAAGTATACATATACCCGAAGGCCTTTACTGGTTTCGGATCAAATGTAAACTTAGCAATGGATCAATTATCGGACGTGCGGCAAAGTAACCCAATAATGAAAATGCTTATAACTACGGACGATTTTTGGAAGCCGCTTAAAGATAATATTACTGCTGAGATAGAAACATTATGCAAGATATGAAACACCCGCCGTGGGATCCGAATACACTTAAATTGCTTCAAGAAGAAGATCCGGATGTCAAATTAATACGATTACTTAAGAAAGCCGACTTTCGAGATGTTCGCTATGGCAATGGATCGCCCAATAAAGATTTTCCGGATATATTTTATCAAAATGGGTGGATCATGGAAGAGGTAGGTGCTCATGTACTTGCACTTCCGAAACATTTAATGTGGCATCAACAACTGTGCCTTATTTGTGTACAATTTACAAACGGGCAACCGCTTAAACCGACCTTTTAACTGGTCACTTGGGTCGCTTCTTATATTTCTTCCCCGTTAATGCTGCCGAAATCTTTTTTCTAGTTTCATCACTGGCAACATATGCCCCCTTAGCCCGCTTCATCATACAAATATTCTTTAATTGAAGGTCAAATTTGTAAGAAACTTTACTTATTTGACCATTCTTATACACAAAATCGCAGTACTTCCGCAATTCAATATCAATTTCTTCCTTGTTCATAAATTCTCCGTGCTAAATAAAGAGTAATCATTTACTTTAGGAGAATAACTATGACTGATAAAGATCCAATCATTTCACGCCCCCAAAAACCATTGTCGTTCACAAACAAAAAGTACCCGCCAAAGAAAGTATTTACTGAGAAGCGAAATAATTCCAATAATAAGGTCTTAAATGACTGCATTCATAAGAATTCATTAGTTAAAATTCACATTAATAATTTGCTCTGCTCCGATAAGGAATTAAATCCAACTTACCAAGGTAATGTGGTCTCTTTTGACGACTTCACTGTCTTGTTAAAAGAGGACAACCGGTCATATTTGATCAACAAGAGCGCAATAGCTGTGATTGAGATGATATTATGAGTGCTTGTGGTTGTCTTGTTAGCGAAACACAAAATGTGTAACATGTAGGTGTTACACATTTTTTTAAGGAGAGAAGGAATGCATAAAATTTATTCGGAAGAAGAAAACTTATTTTATAAATTAAAAGGATCTACATCTATGTTTGTGGATGTAGCCAATCAACATAAAGATGCTTTAGCAGCAATGGATTATGTAATTGATAAACTCGATTACATATTTGCAAATAAGATCCGTTTAGATAAGAATTTACGATACTGGCTCAGAAAGAATATTCCATATTGCTTTCGTGGATATTTCGCAAATAGAGATTACAAAGATGTAGGATCTCTTTCATTGGATTGGACCGACGGATTATTATCAACCAAAGGCTGGAAAGAAATAATAGAGCCATATAGAGTCGAAGAGTATGATGGGTATATGTACTTTTGTTTCAACAACGAATATTATCGCACTGGAGGAGATGGATACTTTTTTAACGACGGAAGTCAGCCATGGCTAGACAGAGAATATCTCAATAGATATCGGGCAGTATTAAAGCATATCAGGAGTCTACTATGAGCCTCATGCTAGAAATGTTAAAGAAGAAAGAACGTCTATATGTTATTGTAAGAGAGAAACTTGCTATTGATGACAATGTTGTTCCATTAACAATCTCTGATGAATCCCCCGACAACAAAATCAGTTTCAATGATTTATCCGACATGATTGAGTTGTTTAATAACACATTTAAGAATGCATGTACCGAGGTAGATCTTAGGGGTGACCATAATGACCGAACATTGTTACTCGGTCAATTTCTTGCCATGTTTGGGTGGTCAATGATGGAAATGAAAGCGGCACAATATGAGAAAACCAAGCACATTAGTCCGGCTAAAATGGCAAAGCTGCTGAAGTAGGAAAAATAGCAAAAGTACGCCCCCAAGATTCACAGGTACGCACCCGAGATTTAAAAACCTAGCAAAATCAATGGTTTACAGCAGGTACGCACCCGAGATTGAGGTACGCACCCGAGATTTGCAAAAGTACGCACACTATTATACTATACAAGGGCACTAGAAGCATAAGAGCAAAAGCAAGAGCAAGAGCAAGAGCAAAAACCCCCTGCCTTCAACAGGGGAGTCAAGAGAAGTACTTTGTTCGTCATTGAAAGGTTGACCATCACAAAAACAAGGAGTTCAAATGAAAGGAAAATTGCAACAGAAACTCATTGATAGTATACTGTCGGAACATGACAGCGTCAATGACGTAGATAGAAAAAATGTCACGAAATATATAGAATCGAAACTCAATAAAATCTTAACAAGTGTCTTCACTATCTTATGTAAAGACCAGCGTCACCCCAACTTCGAGGACAGGGAGGATATATACAGAGCTTCATTAAAAAATCATAAAACTGAATGGGGTCAATGTAGTATTGGAGGGAAACAAATACGCCCATCATCGATAATCAACAAAGTATTATTCGTAAATAGATTTACAGGTAACAATGCACTTGGAATAGAATCAGCAGTTGAGATCCACCCACTTACACTTGCAGCTTTAAGGGAATATATGGAAGAATTCGAAACGAGTTTAACAAATAGAGACTGGGTCACTGACAAAGTGGTTATTAATTCCTCTGCTTCATTTAAGACACCAATTGATGTATTGGGTCTGCGCCAGTTTGTAACACAAGTACTCAAAGACGAAACCAAACCAGAAAAGAAACGATTACGTCAAGCAGGTCTTGCTAACAAGATCCTTTGCTCACTTAACAGCAATAATGAACTTGAGCAAGAACTCATAGACAAAGAAACAGCTAGGACTTACTTTAAAGGTCTTAATCTACAAACAATGGATAGAGATATCCGTCATGCTGCACTTGGTAAGTGCTATCAATATGATTTACGTGCTGGTGTATTTGGGGTACTGGCCGCAGTTGCTAAAACCTATGTTGATACGTTTTATACTAAACAAGACGACTCACCCTTAGATTATCACTTTCATTCAATTAAGGAATATATCTCAAATAGGCATTATACTCGTTTGCGTGTAGCAAGAACATTATATCCGGATGATGAGAAGTTATTTGATTACGGCGGTAAAGTTAAAAAGAGTAGAAATTATCACAAAGTAAAAGATGCAATCACTGCATTAAGTTTCGGTGCGAGTACAAATTCATTAGCAAGATGGAAGAATAAGAATACAGGTAAGTGGGAGCAATCCTCTTTATTAAAAATATTAGGTAGCAGTCAAGTAGTTGAGAAGTTTCTTGAGATAGATGAGGTTAAACTCCTATTGGGTGAATTTGAGAATGTTAAGTCTTGCATACTTGAATATTTAGATGAAGATGAAAGCTTTCGTGCACAGATATTCACTAACACACCACAAACAGATGACCCAGATGAATTAATGCCATATGATCAATTAAGCGATAATCAAAAGATTGCAATAGTTTATCAGACTTTTGAATCTTTGATATTGCTAGAATTCAATGCGCGCCTTAAACAGCAGTATCCAACTATAAGATTATTGTTGCCGGTTCACGATGGATTCTATTACAGTAATGCATTTAATTGGATTGATATAGTGTGGACGTTAAATATACCCTATATTTCAAAGAAAGCTAAAGATGTTTATGTTCAGTTCGAAAAATCTCAATATGGATTATCAAACATAACTGCACAAACTGAAGAACATCATCGCAGATTTATAATGGAAGAAGAGGTAGCAGCAGAGGAATATAGATCGCCTAGACAACAAATAGAAGTTAAAATGCCCAAAAAAATGATACTTACACCATTTGGCTTAATGGATAGAGATATTTACTCAGACGCATACGGTAGTAATGGTCGAGACGGGGATAACCAAAACGAAGATCGATACTAAAAGGACTTAACTCATGACAATTAAAACAGATATTATTGATCTACAAAGAGAAGTTGCAGATCACTTAGAAGACCTACTAGACAACCCAGATTATCAAATTGTGTTTTTTGATAAGCATGGGTGGACTCCACAAGAATATTATGATGTCACAATGAAAGATATTATAACGTACCTCAATGAAAACCCAGAAGCAGAACTCACAATTGATATAGAAAGTGTTGGACAAAAGATACGAGATAAAAACAGAGAAGAATTTGAGGCGGGCGCTGAGAAAGCCAAAAGCGAAAGAGAAACCATTGAGGTGACGTTCGAGGAAGTTGAAACGCCATGGGATTCTCTGCCTTATGATAGTGAAAGTGATGCATAATAAATAGAATAGAACTGGCGAAATAGAGTATCTAGCATAGAACCATCGCTCCACTCAAAATGTTTCGCTGTAAAATTAATCGGAACAATTCAATGGATTTGAATGAGGAACTCTATCGGAAACTTATTAAACAGCCGCTTGATAGGTTACAATCACTCGCACACGACCAAGGTGCATTTATTCCTATAGGTAACACAAGTCATATAATGGAGGAGCTTAGTATAGATCGTCAGTTCCTCATTCGCTATGGGTGGACCTATGATGAATACTTCAAAGCCGTGTGCGATCATCACTTCACAGAGAATCAAAATAAGATACGTTCCTCATTCCGCAAACACATGATTGCCAAAGGATTAATCTCACCCGATGACAAAGAGACATTCTATCCGAATTAATAAATAAACAAAACATTAAAGTGATAAATAATATTGTATATTAGCTTATACATTCTTTCCTTATTAAATTGTTACCCAATGTTCCGGCATTGGGTATTTTTTTGATAAATAAAATTGCACTTGCCAAGAGTGTAAATTCATTATAAAACGTCATTGTTTTATCTCCTATGCCCTTTCACTAGGGCATTTTATTGAGTGTACAAAAGTTGATAAATACACTTATATGTTTCATAGGAGTAATATATGCCGCACAAAGGATACACATGGTCAGATGAATACAAGGCTGAGTATCTATCAAAACCGAAAGTTCAAGCCAACATGCAAGAGTTCCTACGTAAAGCACGTGAACCAAAGCCGGAATCACAACGACAAAAGATGCGCGAAGCTAAGTTGGGTAAGAAGTTCGATGATGAACACAAACACAATATGAGTGAAACACAAAAGTTTCGCCATGCCCTCTTTAAAAAGATCGCTAGCACAAACCCTGATCTATCCACAACCGAAGTATGGGCCCAAGTTAGGAATGAAATGTATGACCTATCAACTAACATCTGAAAGCAGTGGTCACACTCATACAATAAAGAATCCTGGTACAGGCTTTACTGATGAAGCAGTCGGCTCCAATGGTGTGCTTCACAAGCATGGATTAATAAGAGGATGCTCCGCTTGTGCGAAAGCACGTAAGCTTCTATCTATTACAACTCTGCCTACTACATTAGTGGAACATCACATACATTTCTTTACTACGGATAGTTTATCATAAATAAGTGCTATTGCGGTGCAATAACAAACTAAATGGAGACACGGTGTGCCTACTACAACATTAAGAACTAAGAGTAATAAAGACGAACGAGCCGAAGCGGTCGAGATAATGAGTATCGCCGAACTAGAAGAGCTCGATATGATAGCAGAGAACTGCTTACAGAAACCACAAGAATTTGTTGACATTCACTCTACCGCGACTGGTAAGACGACAACGATTCAACGCCAACAAGTATATAAGCTGGCATCAGTAATGGCGCGTCCGAAACAAATAGCGGATGTGCTTGGCATTGACGATGAAGCTTTACTTAGAAACTTTCCGCGTGAAATTAAAATGGGTCACGCATTCGGTAAACAGAAACTAATCTCTCGCTTCTATCATATGGCTGTCTATGGAAACAATCCTGCTGACAGAATATTCGCATTGAAGAATTGGATTAACATGACCGACAACGGCTTATCCGAAGCATTGACAGAACACGAAGAAGGCGTTGAATTTGTAATTCGCAGACCAACCAAAACATTTCAAAACATACAAGACATAGAAAGAATTAAAGATAGGTATCACAATCCGGATGTAGAGATAGAAGACTGCAAATGAGGCAGATGGCTTTCTCTTTAATGGATTACCAAGAGGACTTTGTATTTGATTTAGAGCACCAAGAGCAAGGCTTCACTGGTGGCTTTCGTACAGGTAAATCTGTTGCGGCTGTACACAAGGCAGTCTATCTTAGTGCGATACATGCAGGTAAGGCGGGTGCACTGCTGTCACCAACATATGGTATGACGAAGCGGAACCTACTTCCGATATTTAGAAGCGTGAGAGATGCATACTCAGTTCCTATTGATGGCCTTTCGAGTGCAAACCCATCGCACATAAGTGTTAAGTGGGGTAACAAAGTTTCAACGATCCATTTAGATATTAGTGCGGAGAATCATGATCGCCTTAATGGAGTAAGCTTAGCATGGGCCGGGTTGGACGAAGCAGATAAATGCATCAACCCCGAAGTAGCTGAGACAGCGTGGATGCAAATGGGGAGTCGCCTTAGTGATTCCGCAGATGGCGAAGTAGGTATTCGCTTTGCTACCAGTACGCCAGAAGGCTTTGGATTCATGTACAACACATTCGTTGATCACCCATTGGACTTAACCGAAGAGGAAATAGAGAACCGTAGTAGGCATATCAAGTTATACACTGCATCTATGCTGGACAATTATATGTTGCCCGAGTCATATGTGGAGCAACAACTTCGCTCACTGCCGAAACACTTGCACGAACCATACATATTGGGTAAGTTCACTAACATTAATAAGAATGTAGTATATGTAGAATACGATCGCGACTTAAATAATACTACATTAACTCTACGTGATATGCTACCGAATGAGGTGCTTCACATTGGAGTTGACTTTAACAATAACGGAATGAGTGCTGTTGGGTTTATTATTCGCAGTGGCGAAGCACATGTGATCTATGAATGCATAGGTTCAACAAATACTCCGGCATTGATTAAGAAATTGAAAGCGGATCTACCAAATATTAAAGTGGTGCTCTATCCTGATCCTGCTTGTGTACAACAAAAGAGCAATAGCGACAGTACGGATCTATCACTACTAAGAAACGCAGGACTGCCCATGCAGTTGATGCAAAGTCACCCATTAGTACAAGATAGAGTTAATTCAGTCAATGCAAGATTTAATAATATTAAGGATGAGCGTAGATTGTATGTAAATAGAATGACGTGCCCGCTATTAGTGAAAGCACTTCTACAACAAATATACGACTTATCGGGTGTACCAAAGAAGAAAGAGAAATTGATAGGCACTCTACATATGCAAGTGGATGGACCACTAGATGCTTTGGGTTACGGAATATTTACGCTATGGCCATTACAAAGTCAACGCGCCAACAAAATAATGATTCGAGGATTTTAATATGGCATACATTAACGGAATTGACCCATCGGTAAAACATCCGGACTATAATATTCTTAAAAGGAAGTGGGACATTTGCAGTTCGGCTTTCTTAGGCCAAGTTGTCGATTATGTTCCACACCTATCAGGACAAACACCTGATGAATACGAAGCATACATTGCTCGCTCTGCCTACTTCAATATGGTAGAAAAGACTGTGACTGCTGTATGCGGTGCATTCACACGAAAGCCCTACCAAATGGAAGGCTATGTGGATTTCCCCGGAACAGATGACGGCGATGGCACTACATTCATACAAGAATGCTATCGCGATATTCTATTAGGTGCTCGCATTGGCCTCCTAGTTGATGTGGATGAGGATGGCGCTTCAAAGATTATTAATTTCAATGCGGCTAATATAGTTAACTGGTACGGAGACGGCCATGAGATAGGCGACTTCGTTGTGATTGAAGAATCATGCCTAGTTCGCGATCCAAGCAATCCTTATCTATTGAAATGCGAGATCACTCATCGTGAATTGTACATTGACGACGAAGGATACTATGCGGTCCGCATTTGGACACAAACGGGTAAGAATAATTATCTACATTCGGAACAACCTCCGTTTCTTATTAATGGACAGCGAATTCAATTCATTCCGCTGTGGGTTGTAACTCCTTATGATAATTCGTGGTGCATTTATAACGCGCCATTATTCTCACAAGCATCTCTTAATTTACAGCATTTCAGACAATCATGTGACCTGGCGCACTATGCACACTTTATGGCTCTACCTACATTTACTATTACGGGTGACTTATACACCTACACGGATAACTTAGGTAATCAAACCCAATCATTAATTAAAATGGGTAGCACAAAGGAAGCACTTCACTTAACACAAGGTTCGTCCGCTATGTATGTAGAAGTAAGCGGAACAAGTTTCGGCATGCTTCAAGGTGAAATGAAAGCAACAGAAGAGAGAATGTACATTACTGGTACACGTCTATTGTCATCCAAGTCCGGAGTAGAGTCAGCTCAAGCCTTGCAATTACGAAGCGGAAGCGAAACTGCTGCACTAGATACAATTGCTCACTCACTAGAGTCGGCACTTAATGGCGCATTACAATTATGTGGATACATAGATAACGTACCGAATGCAGCTATTCAATTGAATACTGATTTCACTTCTGCTGTACAAGATCCATCAGCAATTAGTTCGCTACTTTCTCTATACACAGCGAATGTAATTTCACTAGATCAATTCTTAACAGAGCTTTACTTGGGTGAAGTTGTACAACCAAATCCAGAACCAGTAACACCCGTGCTAACCGAAGATGGAGTAAGCACACCAAACACAGATGATTCAACTGCGTCATCAGAATGATAAATACTTTTTAAACAATATTCCGGAGGAATATATGCTACAAATGATTACAAATGAAGTTCCGGTGGGACTAGAAACATATTACGAAGCAACAGACAATGGACAGTTTCGCTTAAAGGTAGAAGGTGCAGTTCCTGCAGCTGAATTAGAATCTTTAAAGAATAAAAATAAAGAGTTTAGAGATACAAATATCAACTTGTTAAAGGAATCTGAAAAATATAAATCCTTTTCTACATTGATAGGCGATGATAAACTTAGTCCAGATAAGTTTCAAGAAAAAATTGATTCTTTAGCCAATGCTCGTGTGACTGCCATGACGGAACAGATGAAGCAATCATATGAAACAAAGATTAAAGAATTAAGTGATGTCGCTACTCGTTCAAGTACTAGGTTGAATGACTTAGTATTAGGAAGTGAAGTGACGAAAGCTGCTGCTGATTACGGCGTGATCTCTACAGCACTTGAGGATGTGATAGTCAGAGCGAAAGCTTCTTTCGACATTGTTGAGGGTGAGATTAAATTCAAAGAAGGCAAACTAGATTCATCTGGTAAACCTTACACTATCAGCACATGGTTACAGGAAGTGAAAACTAAGGCTCCGCATCTATTTGCACCGTCTCATGGTACAGGTGCTACGAAGCCAGTCAAAACCAGTGGAGGTACTCCTCAATATAGATCTACATTGGATAAACTGTCAACAGGTATTTCACAACTACAAAACGCTGCATCAAAGCGGCTCACTTAACTAAAGGATTATAAATATGGCTACGTTTACATTAGTCGAAGCACAAAAGTTAGGGCTCGACGACCTACAAAGCGGAATTGCAGAAACTATTGTTACTGTATCCCCTGCTTTATCATTGATTCCATTCACCGAAGTTTCTGGTAATGCGTTTGCATTCAACCGCGAATTAACTCTCGCATCGGGCCAAGCAATTGCTCCGGATGGCTTAATTACAGACTCTACTCCAATCACCAACACACGTGTCACAGTGAACTTGTCCGGTATTTCTGGTCAAGCATCTATGGCTAACCTTAACTTGGCTCTACAAATTGGCGCCAATGCCGGTAATGATCAGAAAGCAATCGCAACTCGTTCCGCTGCTAAAGGCGTGGCTCGTAAGTTCGAAAGTGATTTGATTAATGGTACTGTTGCACTTAATGGCTGGGATGGATTGGCTGCTATTGTTGCTGGCTTTCCTACACAAATTATCGATGGCGCTACTGGCATATTCGACTTTGCTCAAGTTGATGCTGCACAAAAT